TCTAGTCGCCCGGATATTCCGGACCCTAGACTGTTTACGTGGGCCACTCAGGCCTTTACGGCAACAGCCGATGGAGACGAGTCAATCGCCTATACCACCGGTAAGTCACACTGGAACTATTGTAGCCATTATAAGTCACAAGTTACAGTTAACAATCCAAACGTTAACTTTCGCTTCTATGCTTATAGTGGCTACCCCGGTCAGAATCCTCATTCGTGGTTGTGGGAAAATATTCCCATCCTCGCTTTGACGAATCAACAGATCGGGGGTCAGTTCACGGGATACAATACGTTACCCGTGATTAATTCAGATGCACTCGCCAGCGATGGCGTTGCTTCTGTCTGGCCACAGGTCGAACAGCACATGGGAGAGTCTGCGATTAACTTCGCAATAGACGCCCATAAGCTGAGAGGCCTTGCCAGTCAAGCTGACCAAATGCGTCTCAAGTTGCGTTGGCTGACTCACGACGTGCGAAAGCACGGCGTTTTCAGCGCGTACAACATTAAGACGCTGCTCAAGACGTTGTCCCAAGGCAATCTGATTAATCAGTATGCCATTAAGACAACCTACGACGACTTGCAGGGATTATTCTCTGCATTTCGTAAGGCTCGCGCTGAGCTTCAACGCCTAAATGAAGGCGCCAAGCGCATCCACCGCAGGTCGGTTACGATAAAACCTTCTTTCGTCGAAGAGAACGATATCGTTCTCAATGGCGGAATTTGGGCAATACCGTATTCTTCCTGGCAGAATGGAGGTTGGACAACTTACCGAAAGGTAAGTTATCCTATCGCGAGGTTCACCACGCATGTATGGTACTCTTACGAGATGCCAGACATGCATCCGCGAATTGCGGAAGCGGCTGCGCTCATGGATTCAATCGGGATTAATTTAAACCCGAGGATTGCATGGGACGCACTTAAGTACTCTTTCGTGGTCGATTGGGTTCTCCGAATTGGAGACTTTCTCGACCAGTTTAAGAGGCCGTGGGTGAAACCCGTAGTCGAGGTTCATCACTGCTGGACTGTTCTCCACGTGCAAAAGCACACGGAGATTAAGTTTAGCAAATCGGGGGCCAAATACGACGATGGTACGTCGCGAAATGACCCTTCGACGGTGATTGATCCTACTGTAGTAGCAACCGGGGTAACCGAGCATTTTGTTCGGTGCCCGGGTAACTATGGTTTCCAGAACCTTAAAACTTCTGGATTGTCCAAATATGAGATAGTCATGGCAGCGTCCCTATTCGGGGCGAGGCTTAAAGACTAACTCACTACACTGGCATGTTGCCAGTGACCATACTCGCTACCAACGAGGTAACAAGAGTGGATGATGAGTGCTGACTCACCAAACCAGCATACACCCTTTTTGGGGGTATAGCACAGTAAAATCGAGCTTTTTAGCTCATCAAGACTGCATGTTTGCGAACCTGATTGAAAACCTCAACGACGGCACCACCGATCACGATTATGACCTCCGATCACTCGGGGATCAAAAATCGATTCGGTTTGACATCGCTGCGCCCCTGGACAAGCCTGCTACACTCACCATCTCCCACGTACTTACGGGGAGCGGTGATAAGCAGTACCGAAACACTCTCTGCCGCTTTGACGCGGTGGTTGAGCGATCGGAAGACCAGGTGCAAGGCACGGAATCCTTGTACGTTGTAATGCGGACGCCCACAAAAGTGAGCGCTGCTGCTTCCCGCGAGGGGCTGGCCAACCAATTGTTGACCTTCCTCGGAACGGTGGCAGTGCATCCCAACGTTACCAAGCTCCTTAACGGCGAGATCTGATTTCGCCGTCTGATGCCTCGGTAGTCGTCTGTAGACATTGTGTTTTTGCACAATGCTTCAATCATTGAGTCTCGCAAGTGTGCTTCTAGGACAGTTATGGATAAATCCGTACTGGCTAAGAGCCTAGATCATGTTAACATGATCGCTTGCATACTCAATGACGTGTATAACGCATTGGGTATAGTTGTACCACCACGCTATCAACGGCTGACGATCACTAAGATCGAAAACCGTGTTAAGCGCGAAGGCTATGGCTTCTTTACGAAGTCATTGCCCCGTCTCGGAAAGGCCTTTGATAAGGCCCTTCTCGGTCAATGCCCGCTAGACTGTACTGGATTCCATAAGGAGCCCAGTAGCCAGATACCAAAAATGTTTGGCAACCTGTTCAAGCGAGTTTTTGACTTAAACGGAGAGGTGCTTCCTAACCCTTGTGTTGAAAGCATCCGATCGCTGAGGCAGATCCTATTTGTATATTACAAATATGAACTACCTAACGACCGAACACTCGACCAAGAAGCTATCAAAGCATTCAAAGACGCGGAAAAAGATGTCCATGAGGATGTCTCTTACCTCGTCGAGAAGTTTGGTAGCTTTGGCGGTAGAGCTATTCCACCTAACACTGGATCACTTGAGCAACATTGTCAAGTTTTTCCAGGATATCAGGAAGAGGTAGCTCTTCTATGTAAAGCGCGGCGTTTAGTTTATCAACTATTCGCCGGACTAGACATCTCGTCGATTGTTCCGCATCACGGACCCGGTGTCGTCTCCACAAAGGAGAAGGGCCCCGATAAGTACGCGTTTAAGCGGATCAATCCACGGGCGCAGATATATTTCCCTTTTGACAAACACATGTTTGTCAATTTGGATCATCTGTGTGACGCTCTTCAGACATTTGAGTCTGTTGAGGAAAAAGAGTCTCCAGCACAAGTTGTACTTGTGCCTAAAGACTCCCGCGGCCCACGTGTAATCTCCTGCGAGCCTCTGGAAAACCAGTGGCTTCAACAGGGTATCATGCGTAAGCTAGTGAAGTGGATCGAAAATCATCCTCTCACGAGGAATGACGTTAGATTCACCGATCAGAGACCGAACCGGATGGCCGCCCTTGCGGGCAGTTATCACGGACAACTCGCGACGCTAGACCTAAAAGAGGCTAGCGATCGAGTGTCGATCTGGCTGGTTGAGCAGTTGTTTCCAGAGCCGCTTTTAGGGGCTCTGCTTGCAACTAGGTCGCTCGCGACCAAACTACCCGACGGAGAAGTTCTCCCTCTCGCAAAATTCGCTCCAATGGGATCAGCTTGCTGTTTCCCAGTGTTGGCAATTTGCGTTTGGGCTCTCCTTCGTGCGGGTCGTGCGGGTGCAGACGGTAATACCGTCTTCGTGTATGGTGACGATGTGATTGTTGAAACGGCGCAAGCCGTGCACGCAATCGAACAACTCGAGACCTTTGGTCTCCACGTAAATCGTGATAAGAGTTGCACCAGTGGACTCTTTAGAGAGTCATGTGGCATGGATGCCTATGCAGGCATTAATGTCACTCCAGTTCGTTTTCGAACTGTCTGGTCATCGAAACCCGCTGCTGGACCCTATGAATCATGGATCGCTTATGCGAACCGTTTGTTTCATGCGGGCTATTCGGGCACCGCGAATTATATCGCGGATGTATTGCAGGCCACTTATGGTCCTGTACCAGTCGAACCCGAAGCAACCATGGTTGAAGTGAAGACGGGCGCTTTTCGCGTCCGTTACAGCTTCTCCGTGGGATATCCGTGTTTGACGTTCGATAGCATTGGTATGCTACCGGTTAGAACACGTAATACTGATGACCTCCCCGACGACCATAAGGCCGCCGGTTATCAGAGGCTTCAGAAATACGTGCGAACCGTCTCTAGCCCCCGCGAGGAGGCAGTCCAGGACGGATGGACTTCGTTATTCCGCTTTTTCACCGAAAGGTGCGAAGAGCGGGACGATGAATTGTCCACCTGGCTCCTTAGCCTTGCAGCTAGGTTGGTTCAGATGAACTGCAGGTCCGTCGAAGCGATAGAGGAAGTTTCCTCCGAAAGTGCGCACATGACTAATGCCGAGGCTGCCTCACTGGCAGACGAAGCTTTGGTCAATGACGTCGATCGGAGTCTCCTCCCATTCGTTTCGTCGTTGTCTGGCATACCATTGCCAGTCGTACACGAGTGTGTACGCGTGACTACTCTGCGAGCTTACCGTATGCAGAATCCGCTTGATGCGGAGCCTGTAATGGGTGAGCTTAACGAGTATGTCGCGCCACATTCCTCAAGGTTGAGGAAAGCATGGCGATAGAAAACCAACATGGCTTGCCCTGTTGGTGCTTAGTAATCCAATCATGATCGGGATTAGCCGTAATATTGAATCGGCCTCACGACTATGGATCTAAGTGGAGGCGGGGGCCGGCCTTTGGGCCGGCCCCCGCTTTGGAGAGTGT